CATATTGAGCTTGACAGCGTGGGACAAGAAATGGTATCTAGCAATCAGAATCCGTTATTCCGCATAGAAGCTGCCTAAAGGCGGCTTTTTTTATGCTTACGATTTGCCGCCACCAGCACACGCAACCCCACGCCAACGGACTCGGGTCATTACCCCAGCCGACTAACCTGCTGGCTGGATCGGCGGCTCTTGAGTTAACCCCGCTAGACCGTCCGTGAGCTGATCGGCGGTTAGGTTGCAACCCTAGCGGGTCATTTTCCCCCTCGTTCGCATAGCGCGAACTTAAGGGCCTCCCAATGGCGAGGCCCTTTTTTTTGGAGTTAGCACAGTGATTGCAGTTGATCGCGGCAACGGAATCGAGCAGGCCGATGAGGCGCTCCTTGAAAAGCGGACGGGCGTCGATCAGTACCCCGACGCGGACGTTCACTGGATCGAATTCTGGGAGGGCGTGCAGCTCGTGCATCGCTCTGCAAACGTCGCCCTGAAGGGTAGAGAAATCACGCTTGAAGTAGGGAGTTTCGGCTGATGGCAAATACGAATGCGATTTCCGGCACTCTGAAACAGGTAGGCTTGGGCACCGTCACTGACGGCAAAACCCTCAAGGCCGCGCTTTATTTTACGGCCTCAACCACCAATGGCACCAACGCCGCCTATACGGCGACAGGCGAAGCGACCGGTACTGGCTACAGCGCAGGTGGTGTCGCAGTCACCAACGCCAACACGGCGGGCTTGACCAGCACGACGGCGTTCTGGACTCCATCCGCTACGATCTCATTCAGCACGGTGAGCATTGCGGCATTTGACGCGCTGATGATCTACAGCACCACGGATACTAACCGCAGCTTCGGCGTGTTCACGTTCGGATCTCAGACCATCGTGGCTGGCGTACTGTCGTTCACGATGCCAACGAATGACTCGTCCACTGGCCTGATCAGGCTCGCGTAATGCTAATCCTCAGGGGCACAACTGATCTGGTACAGCTAGTCACTGGCGCTGCTGCCGACATTGAGGTGATGGTGTCAGCTATGGACGCGAGCGATGCCGCTCCGCCTGTCATCCAGATCATTCCAAATCTTGGGCCACTTGCGTCAATCGTGACCGCAACGACGACCACGATTGTTGCCGCGCCGGGATCGACTCTTGTCAGAAACATCAAAGAAATTTCGATTTACAACAACCACGCGAGTTTGTCCTGCGCGTGTACGGTTCAAGTAACAGATGGCACCAACGTCGCTAATTTGTGGAACGGCACGCTGTTGGCCGGGGAGTTGCTGATATTTGACGAGCTAGGGGTCTGGACCCTGTACGGTTCGGACGGCGTTCCCAAGGCACCGTCAACAAAGATAGACCGAAAGCTGGTAGTTACTGCGGACGTTACGTTTGCGACGGCAGCGACTTTTGCGGATGTGACGGGCCTGACGACGCCGCTACAGTCTGGCAAGCGGTATTGCTTTGAAGCGCACCTGTACCACATCAACAACGCGACTACGACCGGCTCGCAGTTTGGCGTGAACATTGGCGCTGCACCGACAACGCTCATTATTGCAACCATTGATACGGTGACGGCAAGCGTTACGGCATCGGTGCATTCAGCAGGCAGCGTTACGGCAAGGGACACGGCTGCTACCGCCCAAACTACTGGATCTGTTGCGGTTACGATGGGCATCCTATCCGGCTACATTGTGCCCTCTGCTGACGGTACGTTTGCGATCCGCGCTACTTCTGAAGTCACGGTGGCTTCCGGCTTGATCGTGAAAGCGGGTTCGTGGTTGAGGATTTGGGAAACGGACAACTGAGAGGTCGGTATGACCATCTCGGTCCTGCAAGTAGTAGAAAGCAGCGTTGGCTCCGGAGTTAACGCCACAACAATCGTCGGAAGCATCACGGTTGCCAGCAACGGCAATTCTATTGATGTTTACGTTGCGTGGGATTCTACGGCTGGCGTCACTATTAGTAGTACCACTGGCGTCACTTCTGTTCCCACATACCCGTGGCGCTACCTTGGCCTCGCAAACGACGCCACAAACCTGCAGGGGCTTGCTCATTTCGTTGCTGACGGGGTGCAAGCCGGAGTTGTAACGGTTACGGCGACATTCAGCGCAACTACTGACTTCAGGGCGCTGTGCCTCAAAGAGATTGGCGATACGTCAGGCTCGGATAGCGCGGCAACGTCGCCAATCCAGAACCAACAGACTCCCAGCATCACCACAGACTTAACGACAAGCGGCTTGGCAACGTCCATCTCGCAGCAACCTATTTTGCTGTCCGGGTTGTCGTTCAATATTTTAGGCACATCGACACCTGCCGCTGGAACTGGTTTTACGAGCGATGGCACCGGCTGGACCTTGGGCGGCGCTGGAAGCGGCAGATTTGAAAGTAAACGGATAGCCTCCACGGCTAGTGTCGCGGCCACTTTTACGGCCCTGAATAACGTCAGCCACAGCTCCGCTTGTGTCATTTTCAAAGAGAAGATCGCAACGGTCACGTTAGTGACGCCACGGAAAATCAGGCGCAACCGTCGATGGGGCGGGATGTCGATGGGGGTTGATGTTCGGGAATGGTGGTAACCCGTGTCCCTGATTATTCAGCAATGGTTCGACCGTGACATGGTGGCCCCTACGGGGGCCAGTCCTGACCTGACGATTGCCCTTTCCGGCATCCAGGTAACGGCCACCGCGGGCACTCCGGTTCCGGCGTTTGCTATCCCCCTCGTCGGGATTGCCGTCACCGCATCAGCCGGGACTCTCGTCCCCACGTTCTCTATCCCCCTGACAGGCATAGCGGTCACAGGAAGCGCTGGGACGCTGGTAGCCAACTTTGCGATCCCGCTGGGTGGCATTGAGGTCACGGTCTCAGCCGGGACGGTGACGTATTCGGCAGCATCGGACCTCACGATTGCACTCTCGGGCATCGCGGTCACCACCTCCGCCGGGACGCTTGTACCGGCATTCGGCATTCCCCTCGTCGGACAGTCGGTAACAGCCTCTACGGGCACCGTAGCGCCCGCTATGGGCATCCCGGCCAGCGGGCAGTCCGTCACTGTCAGTGCGGGCACGGTCGTCCCCGACATCGCCATACCGATTGTAGGACAGGCAGTCGCGGCTGATGCGGGAACCGTCACGTATTCGGTGGCTGGCGACCTGACGATCGCCCTGACCGGTATTGAGGTAACCGCCACCGCGGGGACGATTATCTATGTCACAGAGGGCGAATCAACCGGCCCGACCCCCTCTGGTGGCTACTGGTGGGTCAGGTACGAAGCAGAGCGGGAGCGAAGACGCCGCAGACGCAGGGAACTTGAAGATCTAGAAGACGATCGGGAGCGGATAGCAGATGCGCAGGCCCGAGAGATTGCCCTTCTCCTGCAAGAACAGGAACGGCAGGACGCAAGGCGCGAGGAGTTGGCGCGGCTTTCTAGCTTGGTGGAAGCCTACACGTCGTCAAAAACGGATGGCGAACTAAGCCCAAGAGTGCTGAAGGCGATAGAGAAGGCCGCACAGAAGCAGACAGAGTGGGCTTTGATGGCCCTTGAACGCGAACTCAAAGCAGCGGAAGAAGAGGAAGAATTCACCCTTCACGCCCTATGGTTAACCCTTAATGACTGACCAGGTACAAATTCAGATCCCACGGCCCAAGGTCAAGGAAGGTTCAGCCTTCACTGCCACTGCGTACTTCAGGGATAGGGCAACCTCGGCTGCATCTGTTCCCACGTCCATCAAGTACCGCGTCGATTGCCTGACGACAGGAGTCACCCTTACAGATTGGACGACAGTAACCGCCGCCGCATCTGCAAGCATCGCTGTGACTGCAACCAACAACGCCATTCGATCAGCAGCGAACGTGACAGAGCGCAAGCAGCTCACTGTTGCAGCGAACTACGGACTGGAAACTCAATCCACTGAGTCTGTCGCGTGGGAAGTCGAAAATAACGCGGCTTATTGAGAACAAGGCAGAACAATGGCCTTTGAGAAGGGAAAGTCAGGGAATCCGGGGGGCAGGCCCAAAGAGACCGCAGAGATCAAGGAGCTTGCCCGCCAGCATGGGCCAAGGGCTGTTGAGCGCCTTGCTGAGTTGATGAACGGCGAAGACCCAAGGGTAGCCGTGGCGGCTTCTCAGGCATTGCTAGACAGGGCTTATGGCAAGCCTGCTCAGGCCATCATTGGCGGGTCTGAGGACGATCCGGCTATCAAGACGCTTAACGAGATCATCATTCGGGCAGTAGATGCAACTCGACCTCCCGAAGAAGGCAGTTGAAACGCTGGTCCCCCCGGCACGCTTCAAGGTGCTGTACGGGGGAAGAGACTCTGCTAAGTCCCACTCGATTGCGCGCATGTTGCTGGTTCGTGGAAGGGCCAAGCAGGAGCGCATCCTGTGTACTCGAGAGATCCAGAAGTCGATCAGCGAGTCTGTCCACCAGCTCCTGAAGGACTTGATTGTGTCCCTTGGGCTGGACGACTTCTACGAGGTCCAGCAGAACTACATCAAGGGCAAGAACGGGACGCAGATCAGCTTCCACGGTCTATCTGGGCAGACGGCCACCTCGATCAAGTCCTTTGAAGGTACGACGATCTGTTGGGTTGAGGAAGCCCAGACGATCAGTAAGCGGTCTTGGGACCTGCTGGAGCCAACGATACGCGCTCCAAATTCAGAAATCTGGGTGAGTTTTAACCCAGACATGGACACGGACGAGACCTACAAGCGGTTCGTCCTCCATACGCCACCTGACAGCATCGTTACCAAGATGAACTGGCAGGACAACCCTTGGCGCTCGACCGTACTAGACGCGGCTCGTGAGCAGATGCAGCGGCAGAGTCCAGACGACTACGCCCACATCTACGAAGGCCACTGCCGGCCCGCGGTCGAGGGCGCGATCTACTACAACGAAGTCTCAAAGCTTCGCAGCTCAGGGCGGCTGTGCAACGTCGCATACGACCCGATGCTGAAGGTCCATGTCATCACCGACCTGGGCTACAACGACTTTATGTCGCTTCTCCTGGTGCAGCGCATGGGGTCTGAGATCAGGGTGATCCGGTACATCGAGGACAGGCTTCGGTACATCCCGAGCTATAACCAAGAGCTTAAGGACTTGGGACTGAACTTCGGGAAGCTCTACTTGCCGCACGACGGCAAGGCCAAGCATGTGACCGGCGCGAGTGCTGAAGAGCAGTTCCGGGCCTTGGGCTGGGATGTCGAGATCGTCCCTGACATTGGGATAGAGCAGGGGATCAGGAAGGTTCGAGAGGTATTCGGGCGCTTCTACTTCGACAAGACGCACTCAAGCGAGCTGCTGAACCGTCTAGGACGCTACAGGCGACGAGTTAACAGTGAGGGGCAGGCATCCACCCCGGTTCACGACGACGACTCCCACGGCGCCGACGGTACTCGATACCTCTCCATCGTGGCGGATCAGTTGAGCAACGACACAAACGACATTGGCGACTATTACGCAGCATTTAGGGCACACGGATAAATGGCAAAGAAACCGGAAAAGAAGGAGAACCCCAAAAAGGCGCTCCTGACCCGTGTGCGCGACCGATTTGAGGACATGGAGGAAGCCGACCGCGAGAATCGCCGGTTAGCCCTCGCTGATATGAAGTTCGTCAACGTCCCCGGCGAGCAGTGGGACTTGAACATGAAGAAGAAGCGGGGGCTGCGTCCCTGCTATGAGTTCAACAAGCTGAGAATCACTTGCAAGCGCGTCATCAACGACATGCGTGCTAACCGGCCAATGGGCAAGGTTCGTGGGGTTGAGGACAGCGACAAGGATACCGCTGAGATTTACGAAGGACTGATCCGCAACATCTGGAACCGATCGGACGGCGATACGGTCATCGACTACGCGGGCGAGTATCAGGTCACAGGCGGAATGGGCGCGTGGCGCATCGTAACGAAGTACGCGACTGAGGACGCATTCGACCAGGACATCATGGTCGAGGCGTTCCAGAACCCCTTCTGCCTCATGTGCGATCCGATGGCAAAGGACCACATGAAGCGGGACGCGATGGACTGGATCGTGAGCGACCGCATATCGACTGAGGCTTACGAAAAGCGGTGGCCCAATAAGGAGCCGATTTCGTGGGAAGCATCTGAATTTGACGACGAGGGCGACTGGGACGACGACGACTCAGTGCGCATTGTCGAGTATTGGTACAAAGAGCCCTACGACAAGGAGCTTTGGCAGCTTGCTGACGGGAAGGTGGTAGACGCCGAGAGTGACGAGGCAAAGCTGGTAGACCCGTCCAGCATCAAGAAGAAGCGCACTGCGAAGTGCCACAAGATCAAAATGTGCATTGCTTCCGGGGACGCAATCCTCGAGGAAGCCGATTGGGCGGGTAGCGAGTTCCCGTTCATTTTGATCTATGGCGAGCATATGGTCATTGACGGCAGGATCGTGTGGTTCGGCCTGCCCCGCTTTGGTAAGGATGCCCAGCGAGGCTATAACGCCTCACGCACCGCGGCCATTGAGACTGTGGCAATGGCGCCGCAAGCGAAATGGTGGGCAACGCCTGGGCAAATGAAGGGCCACACCGCCAAATGGGAAGCGGCAGTCGCAGAAAATATACCGTTCTTGGGTTACAACGCAGACCCCAAGGCACCCGGCCCGCCGATCCGCATGGGTGGTGCAGAGGTTCCCATTGCCCTGATCCAAGAGGCTCAGATTGCCTCTGAGGACATCAAGGCCGTTACCGGTATCTTTGATGCGTCCCTCGGTCAGAGTTCGGGTGAGAAGTCAGGCCGCGCCATTATTGCAAGGCAGCAGCAGGGTGAGATTGCGACATTCAACTACCAGGACAACATGGCGAAGGGGATTCGTCGCACATGGGAGATTCTGGTCGATCTGGTCCCAAAGATTTACGACACCGAGCGCGAGTTGAGAATCCTGGGCTCAGATGGGGCTGAGGATTACAAGAAGGTCAATCAGGTTGTATTTGACCCCGGCACAGGCAAGACGATCAAGGTCAACGACTTAGCTCAAGGTCGCTATGACGTAACCATTACGGTTGGCCCGTCCTTCTCCACAAAACGCCAAGAGGCGTCTGAGACGTACTTGCAGCTTGCTCAAGCTTCCCCTGAAGTCATGGCAGTAGCGGGTGACCTGATCTTTAAGGCAATGGACTTGCCGTATTCAGAGGACATCTCTGACCGGCTCAAGGCGATGTTGCCTCCCCCGATTCAGCAGATGTTGAGCGACGGCAAGCAGATCCCGCCCGAAGCGCAGGCTGTGATGGCGCAGGCGCAGCAGGCCATGCAGCTGGTTGAGCAGAAGTCCCAGCTTGTCCAGCAGGCTGCGCAGGAGCTTCAGCAGGAGCAGCAGGGCCTTGAAAGCGGCAAGGCTGAGATTCAGGCCGCTGTGTCTGACCTTGAGGCGAAGCAGGCCAAGTTTGAGGCTCAGGTTGCCAAGGAGCTGGCGAACATCACCAAGGCGCAGGCTCAGTTGCAGGTTGCAGAGGCTAACTTGCAGCTCCACGCCGCGCAGAAGTCGGGCGAGATTGACGCACAGCAAAGTGATGTCAGCCGGCAGAGCTTTGAGGCGGAGGTCCAGCAGGCTGTTGGGTCCATCCAGCAGATGGCTGCTCAGTTTGGCACTCAGGCCGCACAGACGCTGGCATTGATCCAGCAGCAGAACATGGCTCAGGCAAACAAGCCCCGCTTGTCGCGCCTTGAGACGCAGCGAGTCAATGGGAAGCTGGTAGCGACCCCCGTTTACGAAGATTCGACGACGTAAGTCGTTCCCATTACTGGTTAGGGCATAACCAGGCAAAACCCACGGAAGTGCAATGTCCGAAGATACCGATACTCAGGTAGAGATACCTGCGCCCGATGCAAACGCGACTCCTGAAGTAGAGACGCAAGCGGACCCATCACCCGCAAAGGCCGACGAGAACAAGGAGACCGTATCCAAGGTTCAGAGTCGGTTTGATGAGCTGACCAAGCACAGGCGTGAAGCAGAGCGCGAGCGAGATTACTGGCGAGAGCAAGCACTGACAAAGCAGCGCGAGCCGGAGCCGGTAAAAGTTGATGCAGAGCTGAAGACCGAAGCCGACTTCGATTTCGACAGCGCAAAGTATCAGCAATATGTGTTTGCAGAAGCCCAGAAGCAGGCAGTGAGCGCAGCAAAGCGTGAATTGCAGGCAGATAGGGACATGCAGACCAAAGCGCAGCGAGAAGCTTCATTTGCTTCAAGGTCCAGAGAGTTCGCATCGACCGTCAGCGACTTCAACGAAGTCGTCAGAAACGAATCACTGAGGATCACGTCAGAAATGGCGGATGTCATCAAGGATTCGGATGATGGTCCGGCGCTTGCCTACCACTTGGGGAAGAACCCAGACGTGGCAGACAGGATCGCGCAGCTACCGCCCATTGTAGCCGCCCGCGAACTCGGGAAGATCGAAGCAACCCTCGCATTTGAACGCGAGAAAGCCAAAGAAAAGCCGGTCAGCAAAGCACCGCCGCCCACACCGAAAGTCGATGCAGTCGAGTCGAGTCTCAGGGTTACGCCCGACGACCCGGCCAGTGATACGGCATTTGACGCTGAAGAATGGGCAAAGCGGAGGAACAAACAAGTTGCAAAACGGAAGTAGATTAAATGGCTAATTCAATCCTGACCCCCACTCAGATCACCCGCGAGGCGCTTCGCGTCCTTCACGGCAAACTGAGCTTTATCGGCTCCGTAAACCGCCAGTACGACAGCCAGTTCGCTCGCGGTGGAGCCAAGATCGGCTCGAGTCTCAACATCCGTATGCCGCCGAAGTACACGGTGCGGACCAATGCAACGCTGGCCGCGCAGGACCACGTTGAACGGTCCACCCCGCTGACGGTTTCGTCGCAGTACGGCGTTGACGTTTCGTTTACGACCGCAGACCTCACGTTGAGCCTGGACGACTTCAGCAAGCGGTACGTCACGCCTGCAATGTCGCAGCTTGCCGCCCGCCTTGAGTCGGATGCGCTCACCGCGGCCTACAAGAGCGTTGCCAATTTTGTTGGCACGACCTCTACCAGCATGACCTACCTGCAATTCCAGCAGGGCGGCATGGAGTTGACTAAGAACCTTGCGCCGTATGGCAATCGCACTGCGATGCTGCGTCCGCTTGATCGCGTCAACTTTTCGGATGCCGTCAAAGGGCTGTTCCAGGCTTCTGACAACATCGAGCAGCAGTACCGCGAAGGCGTGGTGGGCCGCACGGGTGGCTTCGATGTGTACGAGAACACTTATGTTCCCTCGCACACTCGAGGTTCGTTCGCGGGTTCTGCCCTGACGACTGGCGCGACGATCGGTTCCAGTGCAACGACCAATGTCTGGGCGTCCACGACTTCGTTGACCATTGATACGGCGACTTCGCTGACGGTCCTGAAGGCCGGCGACGTTATCACCGTCTCGGGCGTGTACGACGTTCATCCGGAAACCAAGGTGAACACCGGCTCGCTCAAGAAGTTCGTGGTGCAGTCGGATCTGACGTTCACGACGCTGGCAAACACCTACACGGCGACGGTTGTCCCGGCCATGATTTATGGCGTGGGCAATGCGTTCCAGAACTGCGTGCTGTCGGGGCCGTCTGATACGGACAACAACACGATCACGGTGTTTGGCGTTGCTTCGACGGCCTACGGCCAGAGCTTGGCGTATCACGAGGATGCGTTCTGCTTTGCCACGGCAGACTTGATCGATGTGAGCGAGTTCGGCGCATGGGGCGCGAGGCAGAGCATGGATGGCATTTCCATGCGCATTGCCAAGCAGTACGCCATCAGCAGCGACACGGTTCCGTGCCGCATCGACGTGCTGTGGGGCTTTGCGCCGCTCTACCCCGAGTTGGCGGTTCGTCACTTCACGGCTCTGACGTGATCTAACGGGGGCGGGGCTTAACGGCTCCGCTCCCTTTTTACGAGGGATTATGACGTTTAAGAAACGAGAGACTGAAAAGAAGCGGTTATGGGCCTACGTCGCCACCCCTGCCTATGATGGCAAGGTAAACAGCGAGTACGCACTCTCCCTTGCCCAAGGGATGCAAGCCCTGACGCTGTACGGAATCAATGCAACGGCTGCGGTGATGGGTAACGGTGCGTTTATCGACCTGGCCCGCAATGCGTTTGTCCGGATGTTCCTGCAAACCGAATGCACGCATTTGTTCTTCATTGACGCGGATCTTGAGTTCGAGCCTCACGCAATGGCTGCGCTGATGACGGCGGGAAAGCCTATTGCTGCTGGGTTGTATTGCAGGCGACAGGTTCCAGAGGATTACCCCGTCAGGTGGGTCAATCACGAGAACGGTGGCCTATGGGTTGAGGAAAATCGCTGGCTGATGTGCGACAGAGTACCCACGGGGTTCATGTGCATCGAGCGCAGCGTCATTGAGGAAATGGTGGCAGGAGCAAAGATGCTGAACCTGCCGGGGAAGACCGAAAAGAACACGCCACAGCTGTTCTACACGTTCGTCAATGAGGACAACGCTTTTGTCGGTGAAGACTTTGCGTTTTGCGAGGACTACCGAAAGAAGTACGGCAAGCCGATCCATGTGCTGATGGACCTGAACTTCAAGCACGGCGGGTACAAGTGCAACTTCCATAACTACCTTGAGCGAGAGATCGACAAGGAGTTGGAGAAGAACGCAAACCCGGACCCTTCTGGCATGGTTGAAGAATTGACGAGCGCAGCATGAACGCAGTGGTAGAACAGGCGGAATATACGGAATTGCTGATTGGCTGCGGCAATTCAAACAACAAGCGCATTCACTTTCCGGGCGTCCCTGAGACGTTCCAGAACCTGACGACAATGGACCTGTCAGACACGGTAGGGGCCGATATTGTCCATGACCTGAACGTGCTGCCTTATCCCTTTGCGGATAACAGCTTTGACGAGATTCACGCCTACGAAGTGCTTGAGCATTGCGGGACTCAGGGCGATTGGCTGTACTACTTCGCCCAGTTCACTGAGTTCTTCCGCATCCTGAAGCCGGGTGGCTACATCATGGGCACCGTCCCGATGTGGGATTCGCCGTGGGCATGGGGCGATCCTAGCCACACGAGAATCATCAGCCAGTGCAGCCTGTCCTACTTGGACCAGGACCACTACAAGCAGGTGGGGACGAACAGTTCGTCTGATTTCCGTAGCGTATGGAAGGGCGACCTGAAATGCACTGCTTTGCGTGAATCTGAACATCAGCTCGGGTTTGTCCTAAAGGCGTTCAAATGAGCACAAATCTCGAAATCATTACAGATGCGCTAAGGGCTATTAACGTCCTTGACGAGACAGAAACGGCCTCCGCTGAACAGGGTGTGTACTGCCTGCGCCAGTTGAACCAGATGCTGGCCGCGTGGGAGGTGGACGATATTGCGCTTGGGTATTTTGCACAGACCTCAACGGCAGCAACGTGCCCTATCCCAGACTGGGCAGAGGTTGGCGTCACCAACAAGCTGGGGATCAGGGTGTCATCGCAATACGCAGCTCAGGTTCCTCCTGGTATCGCGTTCTCGGCTGAAGAGGGCTACCAGACGATTCTGCGAACTACGATCAACATGAAGCTGAAGGGTCTGGACATGACGCATATGGCGATGGGTCTGGGCCAGACCGCTACTTACGACATCACCCTCGGCTGATGAACCTTCCCTTTCATAGCTATCGGACCCGTCTCAAGAAGGGCGCGGTCTCCCGGCTGCTCAACTGCTACGCGGTGCAATCTGCCCCTGAAGGACGCGCCCCCACAGCGGTAATGGGATCTGCCGGCATAGATGCCTTCTCGACTATCTCAACAGGTCCACAGCACGCTGCTATTGAGTTTGGCGGCACTTTGTACTGTGTCGCTGGCAATACGTTCTATTCAGTTGACAGCAATGGCGTGGAGACGAGCATCGGGACCATTTCGGGGTCGGGCTCCGTGGACATTGCCAAGAACACATCGCAGATCGCCATTTTGAGAGATACGGCATTGTGGGTCTATGAGGGGGGAGTTCTGACGGCTGTTTCGGACGCCGACTTTACCTCTCGCGGGGGCTTGAAGATGGCTGTTTTGGACAGCTACGGCGGGTTCATTGAGCCTAATTCCGGGCGCTTCTTCATCTGCGACCTTGACGATTTCACGGTTTACGATGCGCTCGACTTTGCCACCGCGGAAGGGAATCCAGACAATCTGGTGTCGATTGAGTCGAATCAGCGCCAATTCGTGCTTTTTGGAAAGGATTCTATCGAGCTGTGGGATAACGTCGGCGGCACTGGGTTTCCGTTTCAACGCTCTGGGAATGGCTATGTTGAAAACGGCTGTATCGGCAAGGATGCGACTTGCATGGCCGATAACACGGTGTTCTGGATGGACACCGACCGGATGTTCAGGAAGCTGGAGGGCATCACTCCCCGCAGGATCTCCAACGATGGATGTGAGCAGCAGTGGCAGGACTATGCGACCGTTTCGGATGCCAAGGTGTTCTCTTACATCTTCGACGGCCACACGTTCGTTGTCGTTCAGTTCCCTGCTCAAGGGACCACTTGGGTATACGACATCAACACTCAGGAATGGCACGAGCGGGCTTCGTATGGGTTCGACTATTGGCGGGCGTCATGGGTTGTAAAAGTCAACGGAGCGACGTTCGTCGGAGATACCGAAACGGGCAACATTGGCGAGATGAGCGCGACCTCTTACAGCGAGTGGGACAACATCCTGAGCCGAGAGGCTACAACAGGTGTTATTTACGGCGATAACCGCTGGATGTTTCATGGCCGGCTTGAGCTTGATCTTGAAGTAGGTCAGGGCATCGAATCAGGGCAAGGATCAGACCCCGAAATCATGCTCGACCTGTCCAACGATGGCGGGCGGACGTTTATCTCTAAGAGCAGCCGCAAGCTCGGCGTTGCTGGTCAATTCAGCAAGCGGGTCCATTGGGAGCCCCTTGGGCGCTCGCGTGAACGGGTCTATCGGTTCCGCGTGACTGATCCCGTGCCGTTCTCGCTTCAAGCGGCGCGATTGGACGTGACATGACCGGGGTTGTCCGCTTTCCTCGAGTAGTGCCAGGAGATGACCCGATTGCTTGGGGGCGGGTATTCGGCCAGTTGAACCAGGTTCTCAGCGTTGATAGCGGCGGGTTCATTCTGCTGGCTGCGACGGCCCTGTCAGACCGTACCGGCGTTCCCGTAACGGACATTCTCAGCCTGCTGGGGGATGCCGGTAAGGCTGTTTCACAGCGCCTCATGCCGACGCTGAACTTTGCCAACGTGGGCAGCATTCAAAGTGCGATTCCTCTCACTGCCACGGCAGACGCGGTGACTGCGGTTGTCTCTATCGCAGCCCACAGCGTCTACATCGGCGGCGAGACGGTGGCCTATAGCGCGGGGTCAGTGGTGGGCGTTCCCGTTTCAACCGATGTTTACATCTACACCGATGACACCAACTTAGCCGGGGGAGCTGTGACCTATGCCTACACCACGGCCTTCACGGATCTGGCTGCTAGTGCTGGCCGTTATCGTGTTGGGGCTATTCGTACACCAGTTTCTAGTATCTCCGCTTCAGTCTCTGCTGCGACGAATGCGAACCCTGGCGCGATCACTACGGGCGCGGCTCACGGGTTCACGACGGCAGATATAGTGCAGTTTTCTGGGGTGGGTGGTATGACGCAGCTCAACACGGGCACCTACACGATCACGGTGACGGGCGCGAGTACGTTCACGATTGGCGTGAATACGACGGCCTTTGGTGTCTACACCACGGGCGGCACGGTAACGAGAGTCACGACCCCTGCGGCTGGAATTGGGGGCGCTGGGGCTGATGGCGGCACATACGACATCGGGATCTACTATTAATGGCTAACGTCGCAGTAATCGAACAGAACGCACGGCAGATCGTGCTTGAGTTCACTGCGGACGGGCTTCCAGAGCTAACGGAGCGCGTTACCATTATGGTTGACCTGATCGCACAAGATCCGGGGATTCTCGCGCAGGTTCGGGATGAGTTCATTGCGAAGCTGGAACAGAAGCAGGCGGCATGGATAACAGCGCAGTCAGCCCTTTCAAGCCTGTAGCCCTTCCCGCTGTCCGTGAAAAAATCACGGAACTGGAAAAGGCAATTCAGGCTGTTCCCCTAGACCAGCAGCTTACCTTCGAGAACTTGCACAGCTTTTGCCCCGGCCTGTATGCCCGCACGGTGTTCATGCCTGCCGGGTCTGTCTTGACAAGCAAGATCCACAAGACACAGCACTTCTTCGTGGTCACTAAGGGCTCTTGCACGGTCTCGAACTCACACGGACAAAGGGAGCTGATTGCAGCCCCTTACCTTGGAGTGACCATGCCGGGGACTAAAAGGGCTTTGCTGATCCACGAGGATTGCATCTGGACGACCTTCCACGCCACTGAGCTGACGGATGTGGCAGAGATTGAACGCACGATATTGGCGGAGTCTTTCGAGGCTTTCGACGCGGAGAATGATCTATGACTTTCTGGGCAGCCGGTGCATCGGCAGTTGCGACGATTGGCTCTGCCGCTTATGCGGCTAACGCAGCGGGCAAGGCAGCAGATGCGTCTGCTTCTGGAGCCAATCAAGCCAGCCAGTTATCAAACAGCCAGTTCCAGCAGACTCAAGCCAATTTGGCGCCGTGGAGGACAACGGGAGCCAGCGCACTGAGTCAGCTCGGCTCATTGTTCGGTCTACAGACATCGACGCCAGAGCAGTTTGCAGGCGCGCAGCCCGTAACCGTGGGGGACAGTCAGCTTCCCCCCGGAACGCAGCTACAGCCGGCTGGTAATGGCTGGTATGACGTAACGCTGAACGGGCAGAACTTGGGCGTGCTGCGTCCTGGCGGGGCCAATGGCCGGTTCGTGAGTAACGGTACGCCGATTCCTGCCACCAGCGCAGGGCCCTCGGCGGCTACAGGTGCAACGCCTGCCGGTGCGCCCAACATGAATGCGTTCACCGCGTCACCCGGCTACGACTTCCGTCGTACTGAGGGAATGCGGGGGATTGAGCGGACGGCGGCAGCTCGAGGTGGGGCGTTCTCTGGCAATGCCCTGCGCGCCCTGACCGACTTCAACAGCAACCTCGCCTCGGGTGAGTTCGGCAACTACGTCAACCAGCTTTCTAACATCGCGGGGCTTGGCCAGAACGCCACGAACGCAACCGGGACGTTCGGCCAGAACGCAGCCAATACCCAAGGCCAGAACGCGCTTTACGCTGGTAACGCCCGTGCCTCGGGGATTGAGAATCAGGGCAACATCTACGGGCAGGCGATCAACGGGTTGGGAAACATTGCCGGCTATTACGGACAGAATAAATCGCCACAGCCTTATGGCGGGACTGGCTATGGCAGCGGTCAGATCCCCTATGGAACCCCACCCTACGCTCCGAGGAACGCATAAATGGCAGTCGTAGCTGGTCAACCGTTCAACGCCTTCTTGCAGGGCCGTCAGGCCCGTCAGCAAGAGGACTACACCACCACCCGTAATGCGCTTGCCAATCAGGAACTGGCTAACGCGCCTACTGATATGGCAAACCGCAACAAGCTCATGGACCTTCAGATTCAGGGCGCACAGCAGGGACTTGACCAAGGTGCGGCCAATGCCACGCGGGGGGGCGAGGAGCGGTTGCTGAATCAGGCGCTCTCAGAAGCGCAGTTCGTTCAAAGTAATCCCGCTTCTATCTCTCAAATGCGGCCTGAAATGCAGCAACGGGCGCGTGAGCAGCTTGGGGATAGTTTCAATGACCCGCGGGCGCTATCTCAGTGGGCAGGCACTATGGTTGCGGGCATTTCGGCAAGGCTTGGTAAGGGGCCTGCTGCGCCTATTCCGCAGTGGAAAACAGAGACAAGACCTGATGGCTCCACATACCAGGTAAACAGTGCGACCAATGAAACGAAGCTAGTTCAGGGCAGGACGCCTGCAAAGGGAAATGGAATCACTTTCACCAATGCTGACGGCAGCACAGTGCAGATCGGTGGCTCCGGTGATGGCGGTGGCGTTGGCGCTCAAGATTTGTCGCCTGCCACAAAAACAAAGCTGCAAGAGTCTATCGTAACGTCCACGGATCAGCTCGATCGGCTTAATAGCATTGGATCTGGATTCGATCCCCAGTTCCTTCAGATTCCAGGCCGACTTAAAGCCGGGGCTTTGAAAATCAAGGATCTTGCTGGCGGCGCACTTGGGAACATGACGCCTGATGAAAGCAAGTTTCTAGCTGACTTCTCTACCTTCAGAGCAGAAGGCGCAAAGAATCTGTCCGCCATCTTCAACCAATTGAGCGGCGCAGCGGTCAGCCCGACTGAAGAAGTAAGACTGAGAAAGGGCATTCCTAACGATGAGGATTCGCCAACGCAGTGGATGGCTAAATACAAGTCGTCTGTCAAGGATTCAAGCCGCGCAATCATGCGGGCGAATTGGGCGCTCAAGAACGGAATCGGCGTCAAGAGCGTAGCAGACCTATCAAAGGCCATGCCGCTAAATGGTATTGACTCTGTATATGAGGGCCGAGCAAATGCAATTTGGCAGGAACTAGGCGGAAATTCAGAGACGAAAGCGCAGGCAGTAAACCAAGCTAGGCAGGAGTTCGGTCTTGGCCGATAAAATCACATTTGATGACGCATTCAAGGAGGATAAGACCGCTCCAAAAGCGGGTCGAATCACCTTCGATGATGCGCTCAAGTCTATGGATACAAACCCTGCTCCAGAGGCAGGGCGTCTTTTCCAGCGACCACCTGAAGAGGCAAAGCCAGCAACTAACGTCAATTTCGGAGCCTCACTCAAGGCTGGCTTGGTAGAGGATGAAACGACAAAGCGCAGGCTAATCGCTGATTCACTGTTCCCGAATGACCCAAAGGGAATCGACAGGGTAGGGTTTATCGGTGGCGTACCCGCATTCCTGAACGACAAAGGAGAGGTACAAAAGGTATCCCCTGGCATCGCTCGCTTTGGCGCAGGGGTTATTGCAAACGCACCGGAAGCCATTGGTGGAGCTGTAGGCGCAACGGCTGGCCCGTTTGGAGCAACATTAGGCTCCGTTGGCGCTAGGGGAATAAAGCGAGCTGCTGCCGGTCTCATCTTCAATGAGCCGCAGACAATCAAGGGGAACATGATTGATCTTGGCAAGGAAGCTGCCATTAACCTTACCGCTGAAGGGGCTGCATGGGGACTCTCTAAGATAGGGGATCGTGGGAAAACCATTGATTTCAGCCCTGCAAATTCACAAGCGGCAGAGCAGACGGTAAATCAGACGCAAGCATCAACCGGCATCAAGCTCGATCTTGCCCAAGCCTCTGGCGATAGAAGGATGATCGGACTGCGAGCCTATGCTGGCCGGTTTCCGGGGAAGTCGGCAGAAATCCTACAGGCCGCAGATGAAGCGACTAGCGGTCAATTCGAGTCAGCAACCAATCGGATGCTTGATCTTGTGGCAACGTCGAAGCCATCAGAGGTTGCAGGGCAGAATGGAATCAATGCGGCGCAGCTTGCTATTGATGCCGTAAAGGAAGCAAGGGATAAGGCTGTTTCCCCATACTATGAGCAAGCAAAGAAGGTAGTCGTTGGATCTGATGTAGTAAGCGACATTTCCAGAGATCCGCTAATCGCAAGGGCAGCAAAGCGAGTCAAAATAGATCCCGTCTACCAACGGAACCTTGAAGGGCTTGGCGAGGATTCTGTTGGGTTCTGGCATCAGGTCAAGAGGAACCTTGACTCCGGCTACCAGACTGCTGCGGCTGCTGGAAACAATACGGCGGCGAGAGAATACGCTGATGCTGCGTCGCAGTTGAATAAGCGCCTTGCTGCTGCAAGTCCTGAATACGCTGCCGCTAATCAGTTCTATGCAAAGACAACTGAAAGCATCGTTACCCCGCTTGAGGATAGCGTTGTCGGGATTCTTGCAAAGATCAAGAACCCGAAGGCAGCGACAGCCGCAGCAAAGATATTCTCAGACCCTAACGTAACTGCAAAACAGATTGCAGACGCTAGATCCGTAATTTCCGTTCAGAGTCCTGACGCATGGGGCGACCTCACGCGGCAATGGCTTGGGCAGAAGTTCAATCAGGCGTTAAAAGAGACGCAGACCGGCGAAGTGGTTAATGCTGCCGGGAAGTTCAGGCAATCGGTATTCGGCACGCCCGCAGACAAGGCAAAAATGCAGGCGATGCTCCCGAGTGGAGCAACGCAGTTGTTTGACGACCTGATGGGCGCAGCGGAAAAACTAGCCAGCACCCCTCTTGCTGGTTCAAATACGATGCGCGACACAGAGATCAAAGACCAGCTAAAGGGAACCGCAATCCCGCTCTTCAAGTGGATCTTTAGTCCACGGCAGTCAATTACGACAGCCGCAGAGCAGCGGGCGCTGGAGAACGGGACGACTCAAATCGCAGAGGCGCTTGTTGACCCTGCGAAACGATCCCAGCTCCGTCAGGTGGTCAAGATGGCCCCATCAACTAGGCAGGCTATCCTAATCACATCAATTTTGACGGCTCAGGTTCCAGCCCGAGTTGCCGCATCTTCCGGCGATACACCGCCACCCGCACTAATGAGTAACCAGCGGTCAGTGGTAGAACAACAAAGAAACCGCCTATTGCCCACAGCAGGAGGCCAGTAATCCCGCTGTCGATGTAGCCCTCTGCCGCCATTCTGATTGCCATCGCTGTGCCGGCAATCATTTGTGACTTGTAAAACCAGCCTTTGAATTGACTGCTCATTAGACCCGCCTCCGAGCGGGTTTTTGCATCCTGGAGCCTAAATAATGCCACAAACCTTCGTCATTCCAAAGCAGGTTGGACTCATCGGCGGGGCGGTTGCGCCTGCGTCGGTGCTGCGGTTCTACCAGTCTGGGACGAGTACGCCTCAATTCGTATACACCGATTCGGGCCTGACTTCAGGCGTCACCAGCATCACGGCTGATTCTTCTGGAGTCTTTGCGAAGGTATATCTTAATCCCAACGCAACGGCAAATTACAGGGTAACCCTCGAAACCAGCGCGGGCGTTGTTACATGGACTGAGGACGACATTGCCAAGAATCCACTGACTCAAGCCTCTGTTGGCGAAACCCTCTACCCCCGCACGGCCGCCGAGATCGCGGCGGGCGTCACGCCGACCAACTACACCTATGAACCTGGGGATGTGCGACGGTATGGAGCCGACCCAACAGGCGTCTCCAGCAGCACGACCGCAATTCAATCTGCCATCACGGTTGGCTCTACTGTCTATTTCCCTGCTGGAACGTATCTAGCTCAGGGCTTGTCGCAATCAACCAGCTATCAGCGGCTGATTGCGCTTGGCGAAGTGACCATAAAGAAGAACGCCAACGGCACTATCCTGACCTGCACAGGCGATAACGTAGAGCTGAACGGGATTGGCTTTAGGGGTGATGCGTCATCCCCGACCTACACGGGCAACGGTGTTCTGATGAGCGGGGAAAACCCAAGGCTCATCAACTGCGGTGTCAGGTGGATTTCAGGGGTTCCGCTCACCTGCACCAAGAACCATGCCCAGATCATCGGTACGTGTGACCTGTACCAGACAACCGACGCGACTGGCACCGGATATGACATCGTAATCGGCACCAGCGGGACCGCAACGCTTTATCACCAACTGATCGGGATTTACTCCTCTCAGGCCACGGGTGGAATAAAGCTGATTGACACCGGCTCGCACGTTATCTCGGGCGGGCAATTCGGGAAGCTGTTCATTGATGCGGGCACTTCTCCAGCCGGTGTCAATGGCGGGATGACTCAGGGAGCAAGAATCCTGGGGGCCGTAACCGTCGAAATTTCCAGTGCAGTTTTCAGCGGCAACCAATTCGGCACAGTTGCCATTGCATTCGCGGCAGGTACGTCAGGTTGCTCGATGGATCGGTCGAACATTTACGCGACCGGCGCGACGATCACGAACGCAGGCAACGACAACAACTTGATCGAACGGCAGCAAAGCACGGGCACCGGGTGCCAGATTAAAGTTGGCCCTGACTCTGCCGCAAACGGCGTAATCGTAGATATTTCCACGGGTTTGCAGACGTTCCCTTACAACATCAGCATTCCCAACACCTGCGCCTACAAACTGTTAAACGCTGCCGGAACAAATGCGGCGCAAGTCAACATGACCTCTGGGGACAATTTCCAGATGACAAACAATTACGGCGCAATTCAATTTTCGGCGTCTGGCGGGGTATACCAGTTCGTATCCTTGCCAACTTCGGCGGCGGGCTTGCCAGCGGGCGCGTTGTGGAACAGCGCGGGCACGGTAAAGGTGGCGTAGTCATATGGCAACCGTACTAATCCAAGCTCTACCGGCAAGGGGCACATGAGTGGCACCAGAACCGATAACGCTGTGGGATCTACTCAAGTGGCTTGTCTCTGGACTCGGGGCAATCGCGCTGTGGATTGCTCGAATGTTTCATAAAAGACTTGATGAACACGAGATTAGCCATTCTCAGTTAGTCGAGAAGGTGAGGGACTTGGAGCTTAACTCCGTATCCCGTCCAACCTTCCAACGCCATGAGTCGGACATCAAGGACTCATTTGAATCGATGCGTAAAGAGGCTATCGGCAGAGAAGATCGCATTGTCGGCGCTATAACGCGGCTAGAAAGTCGCATCGACAAGGTTCTCGAGGACCGCTCGCATTGACATTCGTGCGCTGATTACAGACCACGAAGGCGCAGTTCTCCACGCTTACAACGACCATCTCGGCTATTCCACCATCGGTGTCGGCAGGCTGATAGACCAGCGGCTGGGTGGCGGCATCTCGCACGACGAAGCAATGTTCCTGCTGGATAACGATATCGCACGTTGTCGTGAAATGGCGCAGCGGTTCCCCTGGTATCACGCCCTGAACGAAGTCCGCCAAGCAGCGATCATCGACCTGCTCTTTAACCTCGGGCTGGTTCGATTCAGAAAGTTCGTTCGATTCATCGCTTCAATGAATGACCAGAACTGGCTTTCAGCAGGTCAGGAGCTGGCCGCATCTGCGTGGTGGCTTCAGGTAGGCCGCAGGGGTCCGCGTATCAGATCCATGATTGAGACGGGGGAGTGGCCGAGTGAAAATCCCTAAATCCTTCACGATCATGGGCCACACGATCAAGGTCCATATCGTGAGCGTAAGGGACTGGGAATCGCTGGCTGAGAAATACGACGAGATGGACGATTGTTGTGGGTTCTGGGTGCCTGACAGCAATCTGATTGTTCTGCTTAGACAGCCAAGGTCGAAGCTTTTTCACACCTACACCCACGAGCTCACCCACGCCATCCTGTTCTACATGAATAACAAGCTGTGGCGAAATGAGCAGTTCGTTGACCAGTTTGGCGGGCTTCTTTCCCAGGCGCTAGAGACAGGGACCAATGCCGACAAAGCAGCTAAGTAGGGAACTCGCGCAGGCTGCGATTGATGCCCTGAACGCAGCAGGCGGCAGCGTTACAGCAGGCGCAAGGCTATTGGGAATCCCTCGAGGCACGTTCGATAGTCGAGTCCATACCGCTAAGGGAATGGGCATCAATCCAGATCCTCCAAAGGCTGTCAGCGGGACTTCAACGCTGTACGGCGCCGACGGTGAGGTCAAGCTGCAATGGGTGAAGGAGAACACCAGCGAGGCTGAGAAGCTTGAGAGGATCAAGCAAGTCTATGCTGACATGGCGGCGGGGATACCTCGCCAGCCACGCATCGCAAAGCCAAAGGATAGGCAAGAATCCCTGTGCAACGTCTACACGATGACGGATTGCCATATGGGAATGCTGGCATGGCACGCCGAGACCGGCGCGGACTGGGACATTAAGATCGCGGAGCGCGTACTGGTCGGCTGCTTCATGCAGATGTTGCAGCAGTCGCCAAATGCCAAGGTGGGGATAGTCAACCAGCTAGGTGACTTCAACCACACTGACGGGCTTGTGCCGATGACTCCGACTAGCGGCCATATCCTTGACCAAGACGGGCGATTCTCCAAGATCGTCCGCACCACGATCAAGGTACTGCGGATACTTGTGAATGCGGCCCTTGAGAAGCACGAGCAGGTCCATGTTGTGCTGGCAGAGGGCAATCACGACCCGGCATCCTCGGTGTGGCTCCGTGAGCTGTTCATCGCGCTGTACGAGAAAGAGCCGCGAGTTTTCATAGACACGTCCGTTTTGCCGTTCTACGTGTATCAGCACGGCCAGACCATGCTTGCGTTCCATCACGGCCACTTGGTCAAGAATGTGAGCCTCCCGCTGCTGTTCGCTGCCAAGTACCCAAAGCTATGGGGCGACACGGTAAAGCGGTATTGCCACACCGGACACCGGCACCACGTAGAGGAGAAGGAGCATCCTGGGATCAAGGTGATCCAGCATCCCACCTTGGCGGCCCCCGATGCGTATGCGGCTCGCAACGGGTACCTGAGCGAACGGGAGGCGACGGCCATGACGTATCACTCTCAATTCGGGCAGGTTGCGCGGACTACAGTAACCCCGGAGATGATCGAGTGACATCCACCCCTGAGGAATGCTTCCGCAGCGCCCGGAACCGCCTTGAGGCTATCCGCATGGCGCTGGAAGAAAACGAACTCCCGCTCTGTTTCGATGAGCTGGAGCGGGCTAGAAAGGACATGGAATACGGACTGAGGTTACTGAATGAACAGCGTACTTAACCTGTGGCGGTCCCACGGGACCAAGATCCTTGGCTTTGCTCAGGTGACTGTGGGCGTGCTTGCCGTGGCTGACGGGGTGTTTACCCCTGAGTGCCTGAAGTACGTGCTGCTGGCATCCGGCCTGCTCACGGCATGGCGGGGCTACTTCAACAGCGCGCAGTCGAAGTAAATGGCTAAGTTAACTCCAAGTGGCGGGCTGCTAAATTCTTTGCCTGACCTGTATTTGGGGAACAATGGACTTTTAGGGTCGCAAAAAGCAAATGGCCTTCTTGCGCCTTCCCCCGTGAATCCCCTGAATAAGCTATACGGCTATGAAGTACGCAGCCCCTATGCTGGAGAAAATGCCTACTTCAAAAGCAACCCCAGCGTCGCTGGAATGGCAGCGCAGGACAACAAGATAACGCTCAACCCATACAGCAAGAACTCCCCATCGGAGCAGCGCGCAGTAGCGAAAAATGAGGCTGTCCGCTTGTGGCTAAACCAAAACGGTGTCAATCCAGATTTCAAGCTAACCCCTGAACAGATGTCCACCTTCTCTGGTACTGAATACGGGAAGCCAGAGAACGTGAGCCACCTTAGAAATACCATCCTTGCCAGAGCCATTGCCGGTGATCCTTCTGTCGGGAAATTGACTCCAGAACAGGAGCAATGGGTGGCTGCAATAAAGGCCAAACTCCCAAGGCAATAACCGGCAATGTTTAGCCTGATATTCGCCAATCTGCGCCTAATCGGTATAGGAGCGGCGGTTATCGCCCTGCTGTCCGGGGCCCTGTGGCTGCGCTCGCACTGGATCGG